TGGTATTCTTAATAATGTCGGATCATTTCCATTGAAGCTTATTACTGTACGACCTTTTTTTATATTTAACGAAGATATAAATTTAGTGCCATCACTTTTTTCTTTATCTGTTACTACTACTTCAAAGTCCTTTTCAAATAACTTTAATCTTGAGTTTAATACTTGAATTCTGGAAGTGGCGAAAGTAGGCAAATCTTTAAATTCTCCACCAGAAAACTTGGAAAACATAACAATTCCACTTTCTTGCATAATAGATCTAGCACCACTGGAATCAATTGCTATAGCGTCCATATTTAGTGAGGAAGTAAATCTTATTAAGTCTTTTAATGTTATTAAATCTTTTTCGTTTAGTTTCATATTTTAGTATTCCAATACTTCGCTCATCATAAGCGATTTTTGTGTCGGTATCTTTTCACCGATAGATTTTACAATATTTAATAAAGGTTTGTCCACCAACCTTTCAATCTGAGCATCTGTATCTATGATAGATTTGAACCTATTAAACCATTCTGGTAATATTTTAATATCTGTTGGTACAGCTATACTTTTAAATCTACCGAATTGTTTTTTCAAGTAATAGGTTTTAATCTTCATTCCTGAAACTATTTTCGGAGATTCCGTGTCTTTAAATTCCTCGCAACATAAATTCCAAAAAATTCCAGCAGCAATATGTCCCGGTAGTCTAGTAGAATTGTCAAATTTATATTCTTCCGTATACTTTTCTATCTTTTTGATTCCTTTTGGAAGACCAATTTCAAGTATGTTATCCACATTTGAAAGAGAATTTTTATAATCAACAATAGAGTATCCTATTTCATTCCACGATACGCCATCAAGTAATTCATCTACGAACTGTGATAATTTTTTTGAAATGGGTTTGGGGATAGTAGTTTTCTTTAACTGCAGGCCCATTATTTTTAATTTATCAACTTCAAATCCTTCCGAATAAATTAGTTTAAGGACGTAAAGTTTCTTAGCTACGAAAATTCCTCGTTTTGCAATAATATCTAATTCTGCACTAATGCTTTTATTGAAGTTATTATTACAGAAAAAGTTATTACTCATAAATGTAGGGAAAGATTCATTAACTAATTGTTGGACACCGTTTCCTACTTTTACAGCAGTATCTAAATCTTTACAATGCGTTTTGAAATAAACACTGTCAGTATCGGAGTAAATACAGCTATCAGAGGGATATGTATACTTTCCGTCTAATAATTCTGCGGTTTTTCTAACCATATGCATCAATATTTCTTGACCAGATCTTGTAGTAGATTCTGCTAATCTTACATCATAAAATTTAAAGAATTTATTACCTAAAGCACCATACATGGAGTTTAATTGTATTTTCTTAATATATTGCACTCTATTGCAATAATCCGCTGCTAGCTGCAATTGTTTTATACGGGGATCGCTCGCATCTACTCCTTGGCTTTTAAGTTCTTGAATTTCCTTTTTGCTATTTTCATATTTTTTCTTATAATCTTTTCTTGACTTAAACCAATCTTCAAGAATTGCAGGTATAAATCCTTTTTTATTCAAAGAAAAAACTGTTCCGAATCCACTCAATGATAAATTTTGAGCAGGTAGGTATTCCGCCCATTCCTTCGCTTTAAGCGTTAAACTTTCACCAGACTCTAAAAGTAAAAGTAGCTCTTTATCAGTTCTATCGGCTATTTGATAATATGCTTCGGAATTATCTAAGAATTGCCCATAGAGTGTTTCGGGGCTTATGTTTACTCCTCGTATAGTTGAAGGATATAGTGAAGCTATATCTATAGCTCCAATCATTTCGTGCATACCTACTTGTGGTGGTAATACAAGTGCTCCGGTGTATTTTTCACCAGAGGAATCGGCAAACTTGGCATCAGGCACTTTTGCATTCAAATTATAGTGACAATAATTAATGATTGCTAGCTCCGCAAGTTTAATTGTTCCTGTTATATTTGGAATTAGTCCACATGCCATATGTGACATATGAATTGCAAGCTGAACATATCCTAGTGTATCTTCAAATCCCTTAAGAACAACTGCATCTCTTACGTTATATCGAATAAAATCTAAAAAGTTATTTCTATATAAGTCATATAGGCTTCCTTCATATGACATTTTAGGTAAATCTGGTAATTTTTCTTCTGAAATAGCTTCAAGAGTATAAGATGGTTTTTCCACAACTTCAAATTTTTTGAAGATTTCCAAATAGTCCAGTGAAACTCTGCCGCTTAATTCTACGACTTGTCGAGGAATTCCATTCTTTCCAAGAACTTCTTTTACTCTTGGCTTCCTCGCCATAGGAAAAGATAGCTTATTTGCATGCTCTTCCGAGAGAACTTTCTGAAGCCTTTTGTATATATAAGGAATATCATACCCTTCGCTATTCCATCCAGATAAAATGTCACTGTCTTCAATTTCTTTAAGTAAGTATAATAGTAGCTCTTTTTCAGTTTTGCAAATTATAACTTCACTTTCACTTGTTATATCGGAAGTTAAATCATCAGTGGAAAAATTTTTCCAAGTTTCTGGTGGAACTACATATACTTTTGTAGTATTTGACCAATAATGATGAAATGCTATTGCACTTATTGGTGCATAAGGATCTTCTACAGACGGAAAAGCACGAGTTTTATCATAATCTACTTCGATATCCAGAAATGTTATATTAAGTGCTGGAATTTGTGAATCGTAATAAAATTCAGAAAGAATTTTGTACTCTGGCGATATGTCCGATTCGTATAATGTGCAACCAGATGAGCGGTAAGCTTCCTTTAATTCCTTTAAAGATTTACCGCTATCCGATTCGATTTTACGCAATTTGTTTCCATAAATATCGGTAAATTCACCATATTCATCATTTATATAAAAATAAAATGGTGCTCTATAATGTTTAACCACACGTTCAGTGTGGGATTTCCTCTCCCACACTAAAACTTCTTTGTAGTTATCACTCATGCATGCCGATATATACATTTATTCTCCTGCGTCGGCTTCCGAACTATCATCGCCGGACAAGGTTGGGAACAAAGTTTCAAAACATGTAACAAATACATCCGTTTCTTGTGCAACGTCATTATAGTTGTGTTTGTGAAGGGTTCTAGCCATCTTCATAACAATCTTCTTTGGAATTTCAAATTCCTCGTTGATGCTTGCAGCAACATCTTTCATAAATTCCCTCTTGTCTTCAATAAATTGAAGAGCGCCGGCCATTTCATGTAGAGCGTCTGAAATCTTCTTACGCTGTACAGGATCTGAGGGTAGGGTGAAAGACTGTGTATCTTCGTTTGACATAAATCTAATATCTCCTAGTTGGAGAGATTACTTTACGATGTTTGGAAGAATATGTCAATGGGGTTGCGATAACCACTTTTTATAATTGGGCTCAAATAAAGTCTGATCGTACTTAAATCTATCTTGACAAACTAAGTTAAACTTAATTAAAAACTGATCAGCTACTTTTGGTGGTTTGACATTAAACGCAAAGTTTTTACAGCTAGGTAATACAACTGCTGACCCCCTTTGAGTGTTTAATGAAAAATTAAAATTTGGAAATTGTAAACTTCCACCATATACTTCATACATTGGATCTAAATTTTCTTTTGAATCTTGCAAATATACATCCTTTAAAAAAATAAGTATAGTAAAATCAGAATCATTTACTCTAACCCATTTGTTTCTTATATATTTTTCTGCATCGGATTCTGGATATTCTTCTTGACAATTTTCGGGATACCATTCTATAGTCATAGGTAATAGACCTGCGTACTCCACACCATAATGCTGTTCTATGGTAGGAATTATAGGTTTAATTACATTAGATACTAGTCTTCCTTCTAATAGCTTATTATACCGAATGGTTTTTAGTGCTACAGATTTTTTGTGATTAAAATCCGGTGTATCTGCATCATAAAAAGAGGTTATTTCCTCGCACATTAATGGAGAAATGATGTCACGATAAAATAAAAATGGAGATTTAAGCATATTTTGATGAAACTACTATTCTATTATCATCAGATTTAATCAATTTAAATGGTTCATTTAAATATTCTTTTTCATTTAATTTAAAACTTAAATATACTATAGGAACCGCGTTTTCATCCAGACATACATTACATAATATTTTGGAATCGAACAAATTAACAAAATCTGTATAACATGTGTTAGATTCATTTACTTTTATATTTAATTCTTTGCAGTATATCACATTGGTGTCTATACTTTCAACAACCACTTTTTGTGGAGTCTCATATAGAGAAGTGATTTCAAAAGAATATTCTTTTGGTGAGGATTCTTCAATTTTATAGTCGATATTATTTTCCTCTTCATTTTGTTTATGAGAATTTTCGATTATAGTAATGTTTATGTCTTTAATATCATAAGAGTTTATACATTCTTGTATAAACTCGTATAATTCTTCTTTGGTATTAAACTGCATTGGTACTCTCACCTCT